GAGACGCTATTTGCTCCAACAATCATGGTATCACTATAAGATATATAACCTCCACAGTTAATGGAGCCACAACCAGAAGAATTTATTGTACGAGTTTGAGAAATAATTTCTGTAGAATTTGATATTGTTGCACGTATGGTACGCTGTACGGTAGAGTCATAATTATTCCAATGCCAGATTTCTTCACTAGCATTAACAGAAAAACCAAAATTAATTTGGTCTTTTGTTAAATGATTATTAACTGCTACGGGATTTGATTGAATATATGTGTTATGCTCAGATGCAATAGTACCAGACCCATGACGCCCGTCGGCAGTACCACTCCAACCGCCATTATCAAAATTTTGGTCCACGAGGTTTGGTGTAGTGATTTCAGACGCATTACTTAGATTCGCTATTAGAAATAGGCTCAATAATAATTTTTTCATCATCAACTTCCTTTATGACTTTTAAATCTTTTACATACTGATCGTAGTCAGGTCTAAGTTTATTATATTTAGTCCAAGCTGCAGATGCTTCTTTACCAATCTTACCGTTGTAAGGACATGGCGTTCCTGCATGAATCATAGCTTCAAAAACTCTTGGATCCTGACATAATAATGCCACACTTGCCACAGACATGCCATTTGCTTTTAACTCTCTTGCAAGTTTAATTCTTTCACAATTTTCGTCTCTAAATGATTTACCACCTGAAATACCAATACCAAATGTTTGAACACCAGCAGAAGCTGATACCGAACAAACATCCATACCCGATGGCGCTAGGCTAGGAGCAGTGGCAGTATTAGGAGCAGAACGTATATTACTAGTAGTATTATTAGTGGTAGTAGAGCTAGAGCTAGAACCAGACTGATAAGTAGTGGATGCTGTGTAGCCCCCTTGAATAGACGTATTACCTCCGCTAACATTTTCTTGCGTAACATCTGAATAAGTTGCTGTCGCATAAAGCACACACACCAATATTGTTAAAATTAGTTTCATCAGTCCCTCGTAAATATAATTTATATACGATTTTAATCGTCTTGAGAAGCTTTATTTGGTTCCAACTCGTAGAACATATTATCAGAATCTTCTGTTACCCATGCATCATCTTCGCAATCCCAGACTGTATTTTGGACTTTAAAATCTGGCCAATCTTTATCGGTAGTGTAACTATTAACATGCCACAGACAACGATTATTAGGCTGAGCTGCAAAATTGCCATTTCTAAGTTCCAATATATGTGCACACTTATGTTCTTGAGGTACTTCAGAATGTTCCACATTAAGAATATTGGACTCAGGATGACCCCAGTCAATAGTAAAAAGATAGGTACCAGGATAAAACTTTTTATCTTTTCCTCTAAACTTACCATCTAAACCATCCATCCAATCAAAGCGATGCACACTAGGATAATAACTAAAACAATTCCACAATTCCAATTCGTCGAGACGCATATCGGGCACCTTGGATCGGTTATGATTCCGCTGAAAAAACGCTGAGATAGGCAGTCTCCAATAACACGCACCGTTCGGTAACATGATATTAAAAAGGATGGCACGTCCCGTAATAGAAGTAATTCCAAATATAACACACTCTCTTTCACCTTTACGTTTCGGATCCATGTCATAAAGATACTCTGTTCGAATCTTGCAATAGATCGGTGGAATGTTTGCGTTAAGATATGCCATAGTTTACCCATTTATTTCTCCCCACGTATTTCCTGATTCATAATCAACTTTATTAGGGACAGCTAGTGTAACAGCATTTTCCATGATCTCAATAATCTTTTTTGCCTGAGCATCAGACTCTATTGATAGATCCAGTTCATCGTGAATTTGAATGTGTGGGACGATTCCTTCTTGATAAAGATCCAACATAGCTTTTTTAGTCATGTCTGCTGCAGATCCTTGTATTAATTTATTCAGCGCTTTGTATGTAAATGCTCGTCTAATTCTTCCACGACCATAAGTTCTTTCTGCTTCTTCTAATGTCATAGGTGTATGCATACCAAATGTTGCTGGTTCCCATTTATCAAACCTACATTTACGACCGAGTAAAGTTCCAATTGAACCTGACGTTTGTGCGAACGAAGATGTTCGGTTCATAAGTTCTCTAACAAAAGGCACGTTGTCATGGTATTGATTAAATAAGTTCTCAGCTTCCTGCTTCGTGCTCAAACCTAACTCTGCTTGCAACTTGGCTTTACCCATCCCGTAGAACAATCCGAGATTAATGGTCTTAGCTTGTGATCTAGAAATATTTGCCATGTCTGCAACAGTTTGGTGAAAGTCTACGGAATCATCTTTAAATTTTTCTACAATCTTGGTTACTGATTTATTGAAACAAATCGGTTCAGTGGTTGCTGCGTAATGCACAACCAGTCTTGGTTCTTGTTGTGAATAATCAAAACAACCCCACTTACAATTTTCTTCTGGTATAAAAAGTCCTCTAATCATTGGACCTAAATCTTTATTTCTTGCAGGAATCTGTTGTAGGTTTGGATTGGAATAACTAAATCGACCTGTCACCGTGCCACCGGTATCTGATTTAATTGGGTTAATATCCGCATGAATCCTGCCTTTGTGTTCATGTTTTAAAATCGTATCAATAAATGTAGTATGTGCCTTGTTAATTTCTCTTGCTTTTGCTATCTTCTGAACCAAAGGATGTTGATGTTCTTGCAAAAAATTTTTAGTAAAGGATGGTGCATTTGATTTCGCAGTTCTGGAATAAGGTAAAGACAATTTATCAAACACTTGTGCAATCGATCTTGCAGCCCATATTTGGGTTTCTATTCCTGTTTCTTTTTTTATTTGCAGCAATAACTCTTCTTCTTGTGAAACTAACTTTTGTTTCAATGTATGAGCTTTTTCGACGTCAACCCGAACGCCCTTAAATCTCATATCAACTAAACACGGAAATAAATTTGTCTCCAGGTCAAATACATTTTGTAAATTTTGTTTTTGCATTTCTCTTGATAAGACTCTAAATAATTCTAACGTTAACTCTGCATCCTTTTCTGCATACGATCCAACATACATTGCAGGAAGTTTATACATTTCAGACTTTGCATCAATTCCTGCGGCTTCTGCAGCCTCTTTTAAACCTTGTTCGTTTTTAACTTCGCCAAGATAGTCATATGATGCGCTATTTAAAGAATACCATCTTCTGTTTTCATCAATCAAAGATAACATCACCATGGTGTCAATAATAAAACCATTTATTTTTATGCCATACGATTTTAACCAACACACATCGTACATGGCATTGTGAAATATTTTTGTATTGTCAGCGGCACAAACTTTTGTAATCCATTCTAAAACTTTTCTTTTATCCATGTTACCTTCACGGTGACCGATTGGATAATAACCTGACCAACCTTCTACAGCCACAGCAAAACCAATAATCTCACCTTTACCAACAACGGCACCGGAACCCATGGTTTTTAAATTTGGATCTCTGGTTTCTAAGTCAATCGCGACGTATTGATAACCTGATAGGTCAGGAAAATTTTCTGGACAAATCCATTCGGTTTGTGCTTGAAACAATTATTTATCCCAATCCTTTCGCAACCTATCAATCTCTAATTCACAGTAGTGAATAATTTTATTTAGATCCTCTATTTGATTCTTTTTTAAATATCTGACCACATACTTTATTACATTGCCTTGAAAAAAATTCAACCCATTGGACATGATAAAGTCGTAAGGCTGTATTTTTATTTTGTAATGTGATCCACCCATTTGTTTTTCGTTTGCGTTTTCTTTTGTCATATGTCTTCTCCTATACTGTATTGATATTCTGAATCTTGATTCATAATATACAATTTGTTTTTTGCCCTGGTTACACCTACAAAGAACAACCGATGTTCCGTGTCTTTATTTACTTGAGCAGATTCGTAAATAATTCTTTCTAAATCTGTAAACAAAATAACATTCTCTGCTTCTTCACCTTTAACAGAATGTATTGTTGAAACTTTTATTCTTGCTGGTTTGCTTAGATCCTCGCCGCTTGCTACGAGCCCCTCGATATGTCGACGCTGAGCATCCTCCATATTTAACACAGTCCAGTCTCCTGAGGCCAACAGTCCATGTTCCATTCTTAACTCATCCATGTCAACAGAATTAATTTGATTGTATGCT